AGTTGGTAAACTAGCATGCATTACTCTAACTTTAGTAACCAAATTTTTAGCTACATCTTGTTTAGTTGCAATAACCAATATATTCTTATCATCATAAAATGTCATCATCCATAATGCGTATCCTGCAGTAAGTGTTGATATACCTAACTGACGAGCTTTTAAAAGAACATTATAATCTTTATTAACAAATTCTTTTAAAGTTTTCTCTTGATAATCGTATAACGCAAATTTTATTTTACCTTTTTGTGGATGTTGTATATAACAATATCTTTTTAAAAAATGTACAGGATCTTTTGCACACTTTTTAAATTCTCGTCTAATAGCTTCTTTTATTTGTTTTTTGTCTGTATTCATTGTTATAGAATATTAGTTATACGATTAAAAGTATACGTTACCGCCGCAGATATAATTGCACCGGATGTAAAATATAACCATTTATTTTCATACCAAGAAGGTTTAACCAATTTAACTTTTTTTTCAAGTAATTCCGTATCACCCTCTAATATTTCAATCTTTTCTTCCAACTGTGCGGTCAAAGTACTATCAGTGCGCACTATTTCCCTATAATTAAATATCAAGTCAGATTGTGCAAATACAATATTTTTTAACGAATCGACTTCAAACTGTAAATTCTGAACATTTATTGCAATTTTTTTTGATTCTTCCTCAGTGAGCGTAACTTGAGCAGAACAAAATACAGTTATTAATAATATTAATATCCATTTCATTATAATTAAAAAGATCCAATTATCTCAATAATGTTACGACTGTAGAACCGCCTGTTACTACTTTACTCAACGAAATTGGATGGATTATATTAGCCGATACTGGATTAGTACCACCAACTATTGTTCCACTTCCATTAACTGGAGTCAAAGTATAGTTAGTTCCTGTATGCACCATAAATGCCGTACTAAAATTTGAACCTGTTGCCGAAAATGTTGTACTTGCGGATACGGTCTCTACAACTTCTCCATATGCATTTTGAGTAGTTTCAACTGCTTTAGTTCTCCCTACAAATGATCCTTGTACTGCTGTTGCCATTATTTACTCCTATTTTTTTGCAAATTTTCTTAAAAAATCTTCAGCGTCTTTTGAATCTTTAATTTCCTTACGCTTCTTACTACCTTTTTTAACACTTTTTATTTCTTTTTCTATATCTGCAGCCTTATTTTTCAAATTTTTAGATTCTTTTTTTGTTGTTTTAATCGTTTTATCGATAGATTTAATTTTCTTAACTGAATCTTTTAATTTTTTATCAATCTTTTTTACTTTTGCCCGTTTTATGGATGATGCTTTGCCTGATATTCCTAGAAAAGCTAAAATTAGAGCTATAATTTTTCCCAAAGCTATAACTCCCGTTTTATTTTAGTAATATATTTAGCTAATTCCCTTCTATCCAACCCCAAACCATCAATTATTTTAGCTAATGCTGCAATCTGTTTCCTACGATTTAATTTAGCGCCTTTAATAGCACTAACTGCCTTATCTAAAAATCTTTGTGCTTGAGCTGGTAATTTTACATCAAGTTTATCTAATCCACCATCTGGCTGTTTTTCTGCCATAATAGATTTAATTTCTTCTCGTACCACACTTCTAAGTTTCTTTATGTCTGACATGAACTTCTCCTGTTGTATATAATCCTACACTTATAAATATATAAATATATTAAATTGATTCTTCCAATTTCTTTAAATATTCTTCAGCTTCTTCAATTTCTTTATTAATTTTATTTTTATTTACTTCCCACTGTTCTACATCTAGTGAATATCCATCTGGTCTAACCTGATTAAAAAAAGAAACTGTATCTGGAGCTTTTTTCCACTCTTCAATAGACTGTTTCATTTCTTTAAGATAAGATTTTTTATTTTGTTTAACAGTTTCCTCTATATGATCATTTAATTTTCCCTGTACAGCTAATTTATTCTCAAATTCTACCTGACAATCCAGACAATGATTATATCTACGATAATACTGACTATCAATTCTTTTTTTCATTATCCTATCACATTTAGGACAAAACCAAGGCGTTCTAGCTTCCTTAAAAACCTCTTCTCTTTCATCTATTATTTTTTTCTCTATAGCATCTTTTTCTTCTAATTTCTTTTTAAACTCATTATCAACCCCTGAAACAAATATTCGTTTTTCAGGTTCTCCCCCCTTAATAATGCTTTGTAATGCTTCGTTTTGTCTTTTATTTTCTTTACTATATCCTGACATAATTACCTCTAAAAAGTTAATAACCCTAAAATTTGATTTACAGGTGCAAATGCTCCCGTAAATTTGTAAACTTTACCTTTATACTTAAATACAATTCCTTCTGATGGAACTATTGAATCTAATCCACCAATGGAATTTAATTTACTTATTTGTTGTTTTAATGTTTCCAATTTCTTAACATCTTTGGCTGTTTTTATTTTAGATATTGCTCCAATTACATTTTTTCTTATTTTTTGTACTGCAGCATCTGGAGATGCGGCTAAGTATCCACCAATATTTTTTAAAATTTCAGTTCCTACTGCAAAAAATAAAACTTCAAAAGGTCTCATATTTTGTTTTACCATTTTTTGATGATCTACCTTATCTGTAGTTAATATCCAATCCAAAAATTCTGGAAATTTCTTAAAATCTTTTCTAATTTGTGGTATTTTATATGACTTATCAAAAAATGCCCAACGTTTTACTAAAGATTTATATGATTTATTTGGCATTTTTACTCCAAATTGTTTTTCTGCATTAAAAATAAATTCTTCCCAATACTTTTGATGATAAAGTGCTAAAGTATCTTTATCTTTTAATGCATATTCTTTTTGTAATTTACTCAACCTACTTAAAAAAGTTTTCTTCTTAGCATCAAAGTTTTGTGATTTAGGAACACTTAAAAATTGTGGTTTACCAATTTTATAATGTTTTTGTATATGCTGATTAACTTGTTTAATCATTCCTGCCAACATTCTTGCAGATCCTTTAGGCTGTCCTATGGAATTTCCACTATCATCATATTCTAAAGTACCGTGGAATACTATTTGAGCTTTATCATAATCTATAACATTTGATGACTTAGGCCACATAACCTCTAAATTCATCCACCTTTTGCCATTACCAAAAACCTTTTCTTTTTGAGAGTCCGATAACGCTCCTATAGATTTACTTAAATCTTTCATTGCAAAAACAAAGGCATCTTTAATATCACCTCTACCTGCAAACTTAGATGCTACTCCTTTAGTAGTCATAGCCTTTTCACCAAAATTCTTTAATTGTCCTTTATTTCTAGCTGTAACTAATTTACCATCTTTCCAACTAATCATTAAATTTTGACCATCAAGTTTTTCTGTAACACCATCTTCTCTATCAAGATTTCCACCCAATCCATTAATAATTATCTGTTTTAAATCTGAAAATGTCAAATCTTTATCATCAAATGGATGATTCATATGTCCATATGCTCCACCTTCAATTATTAAATCTAAATCCTCAACTATTGATAATTTTTCAGACAAACTTTTTACATACTTTTTAGCCGCCTTATCGCCCTTATTTTTAGCCACCCATTGAATCGCACTTTTTCTACCAACTGTTTTCTTTCTACCTTTTGGATTAGGATTCTTTACGGTATCTGGTGCAGATGTTTTCGTTTTCTTTTCATCATCTGATTTCTTTTGTTTTCGAGCTTTATATGCTCTATAAGCACCAAATGAAAGACCAGCAGCCATTGTTCCAACTCTACCAAAAGCCTTTACATACGGTGCAGTCAAACCTGTTGTTGCTCCCACTGCAGTTAATACTAAGAACTTAGTTCCCATTTCACCACTAAATAAATTTGCAAATGAAACATCACCAAGTGCCGCTGCGGATGCCGCTGCTGATAAATCTAAATCATATTCTGGGTCTCCGATGAAAGTCATCTTTGTCCATGCATAAGTTACCGCTGCGGCTGCGCCTATACCCATTACTCTTTTTAGTTTTGGATGTTCTTTTAAATAATCATCTAATTTAACTAAAGCCTTTTCTTTCTTTTGCCCAAACTTAGTTTGTGATAATTTATGTGCTATCTTATTAGGAACATAATTCATAATTTTTTGATATGCCTTAAATCCTTTCTTAGCACTCTCAAATACTTTATCTACACTAAATTTATTTAATTTAGCAATCGAAAAAGTATTCTTATTCATCATTGATTTTCTAACTTTATCTAATGGTTGTTTTCCTCTTTTAGCCCAATCTTTAAGAAAGTTATTAAACTTAACTCCCTCTTCTAATGTCATCCTTTCATCTATTTCTAAAATCAATTTTAGATTTTCATTTATTGATTCTTGTTGTGGAACTTTAATATCTCCATCAAAATCAATAATTTTAACTGGAATTTTATTTCCATGTCCTGTCTGTGCCATTAGTCTTGTATTACCCGCTAATAACCACATCTTACCATTTTTATCTCTAACTGCTATTGGAGCTTCTTGTGGTTTTCCACTTTTAATACTTTTTGTTATGTAATCCCAACTTTTATCATATTCTATTGCCTTTTTATGAGCGTGTTTCATTGGGTTATCTGCTTTTAAAACATCACCCGCATCACTATTAATCATATTTCTCAAATCATCATCAGAAAGAACTTCTTCTGGAGCATCTTGAATTTTTTGAATTAAATCATCTTCATCTTTTGCCAAGTTAGGCATTGCTTCAAATGCGTCATCATTCTCAAAATACTCACCAACTTCTTCTTCAGCTTGTTCTTT